CTATCCCCGGATCTTCGATATATCCAGGTCGGCAATGGCCTCCTTCCAAACCACATCATCGTGGTCTGCCTCGTAGTTTCGCGTCATCTTCCCGCTGGCATGACCAGCGATGGCCTGACCGTCTTTCCCTGCCTTTTTGTACAGATGGAGGCTGGTGGCTCGCAGCTCGTGAAAGCCGGGCATTTCTTCCTCTGACAGGTGGGCATAGCACTTGGCGTCATCCCGGGCGGCCTTGAATGCCCGGGTCAGGTATCGGTTATCAACCTTGGTCCAGTGGCCGTCCTTCTTCACCTTCCTGTCCGGCTTCCGGTGGATCAGATAGGGCGAGGCGATATTGTCACGACACCGGGCAATGATTTCCTGCAGGGCAGGGGTAAGAGGCAGCCGCAGCCACCCGGCGTCCGTATGCCGCTTGGTCTTGCTCTGCACCACATACAAGGCGCCGTCCCGCACATCCTCAAACTTCATGTTCAGAATGTCTTCCCGGCGCTGGGCGGTGACCAGGGCAAGGTCTATGGCGTTCTGTAGCCACGGCTCTGCCTTTGCCCGAATGGCTGCAATGCCTTCCACGGTGTGGCGCTTGCGCTGTTTCTTCTCGATTCGGGCCATGGTGGCGGCGGCAGGGTTGTCCTGGCACAGGCCTTTGGCGATCGCATGGGCGAATACGTCCACCAGCAGGGCGCGGGCTTGATTGGACGCCCGGGCGGTCAGGCCATCCAGAAACCGGGCCACATGGCGGATGGTAATCTGGTCCACCGGGGCTTCACCCAGGGCAGCACGAATCTGCCGGATGCGCACGGCATACAGGTCAAGCGTGGCCTTGGCCAGATCCCGGTGAGGCAGCACATCAGCCTCATAGGAGTCCAGAAACTGGCCCATGGTGCACTGAGTGCCCAGCACGCCTGCCACCAGGTCACCCGGGGCGGCCAGCTCGGCATTCAGGATCTTGGCCGCCTTGATGGCTTCCTGCTTGTTGGTGCCCATGCCGTGCCATGTGCCGGTGTCCGGTCGCCGGTAGCGGTAGGCCCGCCCGTTGGGGTACAGGTTGGGCGGCAGGCCGTGGTTGCCCTTCTTGCGTGGCCGTGGCGCCATTAACCGGCCCTCAGAACGGCATCAGCCAGGGCGTTTCCGGTCTGCTTCTGGTAGGCGTCCCAATCAATAAACCACAGGCGTCCAATCTGAGCCCCGGGCAGTACATCGCGCTGTATCTGGTCACGGATCGCCTGATTGGTCAGCGGGGTTCCGTTGGCACCCCACACCCGGCGTTTGAATTCGCGAATCTTGATCATTTCACTCATGACTATCCTCCAGCCAGTCGGTTGCTCTCATTCGTTGCATGGGGGGCTCCTCAGCCAAGGGCCAGAAATGTCCACTTAATGGCAAGCAAGCCGCCATACCCGCTCAGAACGAGCAAGGGGAACGCTATACACCAGAAAAAGGCGTATGAAGCATATTCCCCGATAGTGGCCCGTCCGGTGGAGCGGATGTCTTGAGCCTTTGCTAAGCCAAAGACTGCGCCTGCCAACATCAGCGAGAAAACAACTTGCCCTTCGGTCATCACTCCCCCTCCTTGCGCGGTGGCTCCGGTAGCGGCATCCAGTGGGTTATCTTGTCGTTAGCAGGGTGCATTCCCTCGAACCGCCAGCCAGTCCACGGAAATTGAGAGGCTGAGTTATCCAAAAAGCAGGCAATCAAGACGGCCCCGCTTTTTGTCGCAACCATGGCTCTCTCTCCCTCAAGTGGCCGCTCCTCAGCACCAATCCACTCGCTCATTGGTCACACTCCCCATATTCGACAACGCGCCATCCGTACCAGGTGCGGCGAACGCCACACAAGGTATCGCCAGCAGCATGGCGTTGTTTTACTCGCTCGTGCACGACCCGGTAATTTACCTCCGGCAGCCACACGCACAGAAAGACAAAAGCAAACAGAAAGAAAAGCATCACTCCCCCTCCACCAGTTCATCAGGCACGTCCACGAAGCCGGAGGGGTTTTGGGCGGCTACGATGGCGCGGCAGGCGGCGATGAGGCGATTAGGGCCGCCCTGTATCGTCTTCATATCATGGGTTTGCGCCCAGCACTTGTCGCCATTAACAGGTTTATCTATGCGATACAGGTGCTCATCCATGAGCGGGCCGCATTGTGACCAGTCCTCGGTCGGACACCATGTTCCTGACATAGGAGTCCCATATTGATCGAGCCAGTGTCGAATAAGAGGTGGCTGGCTTTCGATTCGCTCCAAGCCTTCAGCTTCAGCCACAGCCCAATCCAGCGCCACCCCTTCCAGCTCCGCTATCGCTATGCGTTTAGTCATTGGTGGGCTCCTTGCACTGATTGATCTCTATTCTGGATACCGAATGCTCAGGTATCATGGTTTTGCCAATGATATAAAACCCGTTTACGGTCTCTATGCTTTCAGCATCGGTGCCATATGAAACAACTGAGTTTCCGCTCCAAATTGTGTATTTCTTGCATGGTCGAGGCTCAGACTTGGCAGATAGAGCAAGACCGACAACAGCGAGCAGTGTCAGCCCGGCTATCACGGCAATAATCCGCAGAAACATCACTCACCTCCCGGCATTTTCAGTGCGCCAGCGTCGTAGAGGGCTTCTGCGATTTCATCAAGGTCCATGAAGTCATGCAATGCCCCGGAGGCCAGTACAGCCTCCACTACCCGCTCCTTTTCGGTTTTTAGGGGACGGCAACGAATATCTGAGTCATCACATTTATAATGCCAACGGCTTGCAGGGTAATTCTTGAGCGCCATAAGACAGCTAATGCCGTCATTGAAAAGCATCACACGATCATCCCAGCTCATTCCGTTCAGACTAAACTCAAACTCCACCCCAACCGGCGGCAACCCATCTTCCGGCCCTGACCATTTCTTGGCTGGGCGAGGGATGTAGGCGGCGGCATAGTCATCACCAGACGCGTCATCAATCCAATATTTTCGGTCGCTATTCCATGCCTCCCAGCCATATTCGGCTGAAAGTCGCATCCACGGGCATTCTGGCTCGCCATCGTTGGCGTCGTAATGAGTCGCCCCCTCCGGAGCCACCGAATCCCAATAAGCCCGGTCAGTTTTCAGTCGTTCGATGTTGATGGTCATAATCCTTTCCTAAATCCCCAGCCCAATACGCAGCCCCTGGCCGGCAGTCCATCCCAGAACAAAGCCCCAGAAACAGAGCAGGGCGGTTATGGCGGCCACGAGCTTTATCAGGCGCATGGGTTACTCCTTGTTGAGTAGGGCGGCGGCGCGGCGTAGGTCTTGAGCACCAAAGCACTTTTCTTCGCTTGGCGATAAGTTAGATAAGTCGTAGTACTCCCGCGCAAACGGCTCCAGCGCCTTCTCCAGCTCCGCAATGCGGGCCTTGGCTGCGGTGAGTTCTGAGCCAAGAGCCTCGTTTTCACAGACGTAGCAGGTGCCGCCTTGGCCACAGGTGCCACCATCAATAGGGCACTGCTTCTGGTACTCACTCATCTTTATCGTCTCCGGTGGTGGGGCGGGAGTGCAGAAAAGAAAGGCTGAGGACATTGAATCGTTTGTTCGTCGCGCCGAGTTCTTCCTGTAGTTTTTTCTTCAGGGCGGCATATTCATCAGGGGTGTTGATAGGGCAGCCCCAACTAGCTGTGCCGTCACGGTATTCATGGCTAATCCCATCCCCCATCATGACTGCCCAGTGGTATAGGTAGCTTTTACAGTCACTCACTGTCGTCACCCCCATTGCTGCGGAGGCGGTCGGCGGCGTCCTGAGGGTCGATAGATGGCTGGCGAAGTCGGGCAGCGCACTTGATCAGCCATGAGTTTACTTTCCTTAGCGTTCTTGCTTGTTCGCTTTTGTTCTCCAGATAGCCAATCTGTTTTGTGATTTCGTCAATAAAGCCTTCCAGCGCCTCGGCCTGCACTTCATTGCGCGGCTGGGCGGGGTGGGTGTAGAGAAAGTGAGTTCCGTATGGAAGCGTTTCCCACTCAACATGGCACTCAGTTGCTGAGCTGGTGTATTTCATCACCGCCTGCTCTTTCACCGGCTCCACCTCCCCGCCATCGGCAGTGGGGGTGGGTTTAGCGGCTAGGTCTACTTCCATTGACGTGCTGCAACGCGGGCACTGATACACCACCTTCCCAGCGTCGGCAATATGCTCGGGCTGTGGGGCGGCGGTGAGCATGTCCAGAAGTTCGGCCTGCTCATTTGCATCCGAAGCTGAGTAGCGATTTGCGCACGGAATTACGCCGCATGTTTGCAGGTTGGCGTAATCTTCCAGAATGGCTGAAATAAGATCGAAATTAACACCCTCCGGCACCGCAACAGATGGCGGGGCGGGGTGGGTGTAGACTGGCTTACAGACCCAATCAGAAGCTACTGGGTACAGCTTTACCGGCTTGCCATCCGCAAGGGTGTTTAGGGTTACGTGGCTCAGGTAGCCCACCGGCTCCGCCTCCCCACCATTGGCGCTAAGGGCGGCTTGCCATGCTTGCCACATTCTGCGCGTTTCTACAAATTCGTAGTTGTCATCCCTACCAAATCCGCGCTTTATTGTGTAGCCTTCATTCTCGCACCAACCCTCAAACGCCTCTCTCAAATCACTCATATCCATCTCCCTGCTTCCGGTTCTTGTATCGCTCAATCCATCTTTCCAGGCTGCGCCAACCACTCTCGGTGTCATCAACGATGGTGCGCATGATGCCGCTGCCGTTATCGCGCATGACGCATATCTGCGTGGCTGAGTAGCGCTGGATGGTCACTACCGATCCGTCTCCCTGGCCACAAAGGCCGTTGTCTCTCGCAATGCCAGCCGCACGCTCTTCCCCTTGCGGATCTTCACCAGCACCAGGCGCTGGGCTCTCTGCTGTGTCCTGTCCTGCGCTCCCAATCCCTGTATGCGGTGGGTAAGGAGCTGCTGGACTGTTGAGGGGTGGAGGGTCATGGCTTCACCTAAAAGGGGATGTCTGAGTCGGTCTCAAAATCGTCTGCCGGTGGCTGGCCGCCACCCTGAGCCTGTGCCCGGTTCTGCTGTGGCTGCTGGTCGCTACTCGGCGCATCACCCTGCAGCTCAATCTCGCGCATGATGACCTCAACGCTGGTGCCCTTGCTGCCGTCATTGCGCTCAAACTCACGCACGCGCAGCTCCCCGGAGATCGTGGCCTTGCCGCCTTTGCGCATGTGAGGGCACAGCTTTTCGCCGCGCTCACCGAACAGCACCACGGTCAGCCAGCTGGTGTGCTTGTTGTCGCCCCAGCCAGAATCCACCGGGCAGCGCACTGTAGTGATTGGCTTGCCAGCTTGCGTGTACTTCGTTTCTGCGTCCTGCCCGAATCGGGTGGTGAATGTCAGAATGTTCATGCTCTCTCCGTTGTCTGAATGGATGCGGTGGCCTACGCCACTCGCTGCAATTCCTGCTGATTCATTTCCAGCACCCAGGCGGCGGCGGTATGCACGTCCACCTGAAACTCGGCGGCGATGGCGCGGAGAATGTCCTGGTCGTTGGGGCGGAAAGGCTTTTCTTCGGCCTTGTATTCGGCGCGCGGCTCGCTTTTCACCTGTTCGGCTACTGGTTCAGGATCGGTTTTTTCGGCGAGCTTGCAGGCCATTGATTCGGCCTCAGCTTCACGCTGGGCTTGCGCCTGAGCATCAGCCTTCTGCTGCGCTTCGCGCTCTGCCTTGGCCTTTTCCTCGGCAGCGATGCGCTGGCGTTCAGCCTCCAGGCGGCGCTCTTCTTCCTGCTTGTGGCGTGCAATGCGGCTCTCGACTTCCAGCTTCACCAGTTCGCTGTCTTTCAGCGCAAGCTGCTGCCGGTCGGCGAACAGGAATTCGTAACCAGCCTCGGAAATGATCTTGGCGTTGACCCGGATCGCGTCGGCATATTCATTGATGGCGATCTTCGCCCGGGCCACTTCGTTGTCGGCGGCATCGCGCAGGGTGGCGATGGTGCGCTTGCCCTTCATGGCTTCGTTAAAGTCCGTGGGGACGCGGGGGAGGGTGTAGCCGTCCAGCGTGGCCTGAACCTTGGCGCCGTGGTCTTCGACGGCCTGTTTGCCGTCCTGCGCAATCTTCAGCTTGATGGCCCGCTTCTGGCTCTCCACCAGCTTCTCGGCCATCAGCCTGTTCTTTCGGGTCAGCTCCTGCAGCATGTCCTTGCGACGCTTGGCTTTGTCCACGGTTTCAACCTGGGATAGCAGTTGAGTCTCAGCAGCGTCCAGCGCCTCTTCTGCCTTCTTTAGCTGCTTGACCTGACCCTGCAGGGTGGCAAAGTCATCATCCGTCTGCGGGTCTTTCACCAGCACCTCATCCAGGAACAACTTCAGCGATTCTTCAAAGCGGTCGAAGTTGTCCACGATGAAAAGCTCGCCGGACACCTGAACAGATACAGCCGGCAGGTCTTCGGTCACCGTGGCGGTAGCTGGCCGCTCCTGCTTGCGCGGCTGGTAATCGGCCAGGTCGGCCCGGAACTGCTCCCAGCCTGCCTTGATGGCGGCCAGACGCTCGGGCGTAGTGGTGTACCAGAAGTGATTGCAGTCATCGGTGGTGCCGTCGCTGGCCATGAACAGGCATTTTTCGGCACCGCTCACCAGCAACTGCTGATCCATCTGGATTTTGTAATGCTCGTCCAGGGTATCCACGGTTGCCGAGCGCAGCGTGTCATTGATCAGCTTGTGCTCCCAGATCACGTCTTCCAGCATGGTCACGCCGTCGAAGCTGGCCAGCAGAACGCCGTCATCATCCAGCGCAGTGGCCGGAAACAGCTCTTCCCCGATGATTTCCTCGGCAATAGGCCGCGCAGCAGCTTCAGCGGCGTGGCCACGGTCAAAGATGGCCTGCTGGGCCGGGGTGACTTCCTCGGCCATGCCGGTGGCTTTCTGCTCCATCAACGCGGTGCGGGTCTGGTACTTGCTCTTGCCCATCATCGCCGGCGCTTCGCTGGCGGTGTTGTGATTGGTGCGCAGGGCTTTCCATTCCGGGCTGCCCTGGGTGACGTTTTGAATCTGCATGATTATTCCCCTTGCTCCACGGCCAGCACCTGCTGCGCCTGTTCTTCGGTCAGCGGCGCCTTACTGGCCACCATGTCGATAATCTGCTTGCCGGACTTTTTGCCCGCTTGGATAAGCTGGGCCCACTTTGGAAAATTGGCCGCAAAGTCCTCTGCCGGGTAATGGGGCAGGGCCTGTGGCTGGTCGGCTTCACGCGGTGTAATGTCGCGCTCCTTCCGGTTGTTGAACTCGTACATCCAGTTGTCATTGCCCAGCATTTCCATGATTTCACTGCTGTTCGGCAGCCGGCGGGCCAGGCGATGAAGGGCGGACTTCAGGGCCATGCGCTCAAACCAATCTTTCCAGGGGCCGTAAGCGCCGGTCTTGCTGGCGGAGCGCACTTTCTCAACGTCTGCCATGGTCATTGGCTCAACGATTACGTCCCCGGTCTTCATCCTGGCCATGGCGTAAACCAAGATCATGGGCCCGCGGTCACCGGCAAAATTAGGGCGGTGCTTCAGATGCTCGCCATCCTCGTCCACCCAGTAATCAAACTGATCGTTCTGGTGAACGGCACGGGCCGTTATTACGGAGACTTCGCCAGACTGGCGCGCGCGCTTGAGAACACCATCCACCATTGGCATGTACTGGATTTTCTGGACCCAATTCGGGTTATCCCGGGTGCCGACATTGGTATTAAACTGAACCAGTGCGGCCTCCCTGTTGTCCGGCACAAGGCCATCGCCTGCGCAGCGCTGAAGGCTGGTAAAAAGGCTCTGGCGGTCCGCATTAAGCAGATCTGGGTTGCTCTGGATGGCAATCATTGCCGTCTTGATGAATCGTTCCACCGGAAGGTGATCAGGCAGGATGGATTTCAGCTCTTTATGTTGAGCCTGTATCTCCTGCTGGAACTGCTGTATGGGTGCAATCGCGTTCATGCTCTGCTCCTTGAAAAAAGGCGGGGCGGACCCCGCAAAACAACAGATCAGCGCTCTGTCGTATCGGTATCTCTTGCGGCCAGCATTGCGTCTGCCATGGCGTAGGCGTGTTCTGCGACGCGCTCCCAATCAGGTGCAGGGGAGTGCGGGTTAGCGATAGCCCCTTGCATAGCCTTAGCCGCGAAGTAGTCGCGCAGGGTCATACCTTCCTGATCGTTTACATTTGCATCATTGGGCACCGGGAATGCTGGCCCGCCGCTGTTCACCTCACTCATGTCCAACTCCTGCCACTTGCACCGGCTCGGCGCAGTTAATGTCTTTGTCCCAGTCCCGATGCACTCCGGCCTTTACTCGCCAGCAGTACTCTATGGCTGATGACTTCTCTTCCAGCTTCGCGTCCTGGTAGTCCATTTCCCCAGCCATGCAGTAGATGGCGAGCAAAGCAAATGACAGGGCGCCGCCGAGAATGATTTTCCAGTAGCGGTTCATGCGACCCTCCGGGGTGCTTGCGGGTAGATCAGCAAAGGGCAAGGCGCTGGCCACTGACCGCCAACCCTTGCTGCAATGGCTGCGTTAATCAGCGCATCGGCCCGGTTGATGAGCATGCATTGCAGGCTTTGCGGGCCATGCTCGGCCTCGGCCTGCAGGTAGCGCCCGTGCCACTCTTTGCGGACGCTCTCGCAGGTATCCATGGTCACGCCTTCGTGCATGATGACCTTGGCGTCGGTCATGGCTTGCTGGGTTTGAATTTCGATCAGTCGGGCGATACTCATGGGTTACGGCTCCATCCGTTCTTTGGCTTCGGCTTCCAGGTACTCGCGGGCAGCGGCCCGGAATTTCTCTGCGTCCATCATTTCGCTGATAACTTGATCCCGGATGGCGCGGAATTCCGGCTTCCAGCACAGCGCCTTCCACAGGTCTTCAGGCTCAATCAGGTGGCCAGCGCCAGTGGTTTGCAGCGCCTCTTCCTCTTCGCGCTGGAATTCTTCACCGGCTGCGCTTTCGAGAATGTCCGCGCCATGCAGTGCGTCCTGATAATCCCAATCGCTGTTGAAGTTGCGTGCTTCCATGTCTGGCTCCGGGCTGTTCGTTTAGCGTGGAACCAGTATCAACCAAAAGTTGACATTAAGTCAACAACCAGATGTTGATGTTTTCAGGAAAAGGTCAACTTGGCGCAAAATGACCATGGAATTCTGTGGGCAAGAAAGAAGGTGTTGGCGCGCAGAACAGGATTGCGGGCACAAAAAAAACCCGCGCTTGGCGGGCTTGGTGGCGCTAGCGTAGTGCGGTTTTATTCAGCGCGCGCGTCAGAGATGTACAGGGTGTGAATCTCGCCGGCTTTCAGTACAGGCTTGGCCGTGATTCGGAAAGGCGTCTGCTGGTCAAATGAGTGGGTATAGACGTTGCCGGGCTGATCCAGCGTTGGGTCGGTGATTTTCCCTTTCAGTAGCCCCTCATACTGCTCGACGGTAATCTCGCACCGGCCTGTATTTCTGTTCAGACTGCTGATCGAAAGGCACCGCATTTCTTGAGAATTTTCGACAATAAGGTCGTCCGTAGACTTGATAGCCTTGGCTTCAGGTTCGGCAATCACCGTTGGCGCCTTGCTGTCTGCATTCTGAACGAGCTGCGAACAGGCCCTGCCTATAGGGGCCACCATGGTGCGCCCGTGATTGCGGTTATTATCCGCCAGTTCCGGGAGCATCCTTATCAGCGTCTCGTGCAGCGAAGCCAAGTTGTCATTGGACTTTACAAGGCCATTTGCCAGGATCTGCTGTGTGTCTGAGCTATTTTCAGCCAGCTTGGTGATCGCCTCCGCAAGCTCCTTCACAACATCCTCCTTAGAGTCTCGTGTCCATATTTCCTTGAGGGAGTCTATCACCATCCAGAACAGGGTGGACATTGCTTCTTTGTATGAAGCGACAAACAAATTTCCATCGGCCAGAGCTGGGGCGATACACATTATCGCTTCCAGGGACCCCTGTTTGGGAGCGGCAGTGAAGCAGAGAAATTCTTTCTTGTAATTCCCCTTCGGCACTTCACCAAAGACGCAAAAATGCGCAGTAGCAGTATAAATGCGTGCTGCGGCGGCTATAGACTCGCCGAACATTGCTGCATCCATGAAGTGATGATCTGTCTGCTTCCCCTGATAAGAAATCTTGAATGGAGTGACAATATTATTGTTTCTGTCCATTTCCCTGCTGTCCCTCCAGGGTAGTTATTTTCTCCTCGCCCGTCCTGCGGATGAGGGCGCTACATTGGGTCGTATTTCCCGATGACGACGCCGCATATGGACCAGTCGCCATCAATCCTGATTATCGGGTCCGGCCATTTGGGGTTTCCTGGCTTCAGGAAGTATTCACCCTCAGAAAAAGACAGCTGCTTGAGTGTAACCTTAAGGTCGCTGTGCCGCTTGGCAACAACGTACTTGCCCGGGTCAGGACTCCGGTCCGGATCAATAATCACTATTTCGCCGTCACATATCCGGGGGTCGTTGCTTTCGCCCTCTACCCGCAAAGCATATGTATTTGGGCCAGCCGAGGGAGGCCGAAAAGGAAGCCAGTCATCAGCATCGCCAGGCTCAAACGGATCTTCAGCGTCGCAAAATTCCCCTGCTTGAATGTAGCTAATAATGGGGATTCCGCCTGGCTCCGTGGCATTCGAATAGGTGCCAATCTCATCGCCGACAGCAAATACCCCGTACAGCATATAGTTCGGCTGGATATTAAATATCCCACATAGTAATTGCATGTTCAGACGATCCGGCATGCCCGTGCCGTCCAGCCACTTATGTACGCCCTGAACGCTTATCTTGCCGCCGGCAGCCTCTATTTCACGCTTAAGCCGAGGCGCACGGCCTCTTGCCTGCCATCCAGCTTTGTCCATTTGCTCGACTAGCCGGGCAGAAAACGCCTCACGGATAGCCTGAGTATCTGAGTCAACCATGCGTTGATTGTCGCATAGGGGTTGATCAACAGTCGGTTGCTGTTTAATATCAACTAAAAGTTGATGTTCTGGAGCCGTCATGGCCATTTCTAAATTCATTTCTGATGACCCTCTTGCTGAGGCTGTGGCCCTGGCTGGCGGACCCATCCCTACAGCTAAAGCCTGCAGCGTAAGCCGTCAGGCCGTTGACAAGTGGCTTGCCCGTGGCCAGCTGCCCCGGACTGATTACACCGGCGAGTCGTCGCACGCAAAAGCCATTGCCTCATTGGCAGGCGAGCAGGGCGCTGAATTTTCAGCCTCTGATCTGCTGGAAGCCCTTAAGGAAAAGGCAAAAAACGCCGCATAACCCCGGCGCTTTTTATTTACGAATTTTCAGGAGAGCGAACATGAGCGAACACCAGCGAACAATGCCCCTTCTGGGCGCCGTCGATGCGGAATTGCGGGACGTTGACCCGGTGGCAGTGGCTGGTTGCTCCCATTGGGCTCAGGCCCTGCGCTTGTGCTTGCGGCAGGCTCGTGTGAAGCGCTCCCAGCGCAACTGGGCAGACCTGCTGGGCATGTCAGTGGGCACCCTGAACACCCTCCTGAATTCCGACCATCACGCGAAAACCGGCAGCCGTGTCCGCCATCTGGATATGGACATGATTGCCGACATCGAGGATCTGGCCGGCAACAACGCCATCAGCCAGTACCTGGGTATGCGCAAAGCCCGCCAGTTGTACTGCCAGCGGAAGGAAGTGAGCCCTGAGCAGGAATTGGCAGAGCTAAAAGCGAAGGTGGCCATGCTGGAAAAGCAGGCCGGATAGAAAGCAAAAAGCCCCGGCGCTGTAGGAGGCATACCGGGGCTTTCATCTGAAGCAACGAGGTGATTATGAAAGCAAGACCGATACTTTTCAACACGGACATGGTGAAGGCGATTCTGGCAGGGCAGAAGACGCAGACGCGGCGCGCACTGAGAGACCAGCCGCCTGCGAATATGTCCGATGCATTGCGCGTTGGGGCTGGTCCGTTTGAAGCCGTTCGAAAGTCAGGCATGTTCCGCTTCGCGAATAAAAAAAACGGTGATATGTGGCCAGAAGGTCCACTCATTTGCCCCTACGGCCAGCCTGGAGACCTGCTGTATGTCAGGGAAGCATTCAGTGGGCCACACTGCATGGAGGCAACAGAAGACTTTCCGGCATTAGCCCCCAGTGTTTGGCCGAAAGATTGCGGGATTCATTACTGGGCTGACGGAAATCCGTTTTACGGAGACTGGACACGGCCTCGGCCCTCAATCCACATGCCCCGTTGGGCATCCCGCCTGACCCTGGAAATCACCGATGTGCGCGTAGAGCGGTTGCAGGGAATTTCTGAGCTGGATGCCATTCATGAAGGTATAGCCGTTCCTGAGCGCCTGCCTTGTGGTGCTTGGTCGCATGATGCAGTACAGGAGTTCTGTGAGCTATGGGATTCCATCTACAGCAACTGGGATGCCAACCCCTGGGTCTGGGTAGTGGAATTCAAAGCCCACCACTGCAACGTCGATGCTCTGCTTCGTGAGCGGGAGGCTGCGTAGTCATGGCTCGTGCCCGCAATATAAAGCCGTCCTTCTTCGATAACGACAACTTGGCCCTGCAGAACGATCCGCTGGGCCGGCTGCTGTTCATCGGGCTGTGGACCCTGGCCGATTACAACGGGAATCTTGAGTGGCGCTCTCACCGTATCAAGGTGAAGTTGTTGCCCTACGATGAATGCGACGTGGAACAACTCGCGATAAATCTGGATAAATCTGGATTCATACGGTTCTACTCGGACGGCGAGAAAGTTCTGCTCAATATTCCGAATTTCACCCTTCACCAGAACCCGCACAAGAATGAGAGGGATAAAGGTGCTGCTGTTCCTGAGTACAGCGAAGAGCGCCGCCAACTCATTGATATTTCTACACTCACGATAAATCGCGATAAATCCCGAGCGAATCCAGATCAAAACGGAACTGATCCTGCTGATTCCCTCTTCCTGAATCCTGAATCCTCTTTCCTGAATCCTGATTGCGGAAGCCCGAAATCGGAAGACCCGCCTCCTGCCGGAGACGAGGGGGCGGGCAAGCCGCCCAAGCCCAAATCGAAAATCACCAAAACCGACCTGATTAACGATTTCGGAATCCCGGAAGAGCTGGCCGTGCAGTTCCTGCAAATCCGCAAGGACAAGCGGTTAACCCTCACGCCAAAAGCCATGGAAGACCTGGTCAATGAATTCAGGAAAGCGGGTCTTGGCGTATCCATGGGTATCGAGCTTTGCTGCAAGCGCTCCTGGGCAGCATTCAAGGCGTCTTGGGATTGGCGTCCGGCCAGTTTTGGCGACGAGAAATCCTTCACTGAAACCGATTACAGCAAGGGAGTGACCGCTGATGGTCGACTCGCGTAAAGCAGAAAACCTGATCCCGTTCAGCCTCCGTGATCTGCCGGAGCCGGGCGACATTCGCAATCAGCCGGTGATGATGACCTGCGAGCACCACGGCAAGTGGAAGCGTCAGGAAACCATGGACGGCCAGGTGATTTCCCCGGACTGCCCGCAGTGCATCCAGGATCGCCGCATGGCCACCGACCTTGGCCGGGCAGCTATCCCGCCGCGCTACCAGCACCGCTCTCTGGAAACGTATCAGGTCGAAGGGCCGGGCCAGAAGCAGGCGCTGGAGGTGTGCCAGACCTACGCCGGGAACATCAAGCGCACACTGGCAGAGGGTCAGAACATGCTGCTGATTGGCTCCGTGGGTACCGGCAAGACGCACCTTGCCTGTGGCGTTGCTCGCCGCTTTCTGGAGTCCGGCCACACCGCGCTGTACGTCCGCACTGCCGAGCTGATTTCCATGGTTCGGGAGACCTGGCGCCCCGATTCCAAGAAAACCGAGCGCAGGGTTATGCGCGAGCTGACTGATCCGGACTTGCTGGTGATTGACGAAGTGGGCGTGCAGGCCAACACCGAAAACGAGCAGCAAATTCTGTTCAACGTCATCAACGGGCGTAACGAGCAAATGCGACCCGTAATCCTGATTTCAAATCTGGACGCCGAAGGCATCAAGAAGGTGCTTGGTGAGCGTTCCTCTGACCGGATCCGGGAGTGTTGCCGGGTCGTGCAGTTCAACTGGCAAAGCTGGAGGGGCAAGGCATGAAACACAACGCAGCAACCCAACGCGAACGCATCCGGCAGTACCTGTATTCCTGCCCGCACGGCGCGACCCGTAACGAGATCCACCGCGACACCGGCCTGATGGTGCAGACCCTGTGCCGCCGCCTGCGCGAATTGGAAGACCTGAAGCACATCACTGCGTGGCGCCGGGTGATCTGTCCGGAAACCGGCGTGCTGAACAAAAACTACCGGCTCACCGGTAACCAGCGGGCGGCCATGACACGGAAAGCGGGGAGGGCGGCATGATTCAGCAAAGCCTTTTCAACTTCTCTGCGCCTGTGGTGCCGATTTCTTCGGAGCCTCACCAGGACGTTTCTCATGTTGAGAATCTTCTGTTCTCGCTGCCCCGGTCTCTCGTTTTGCTGTGGGAGCAGAGGGGGAATCCTGATTCGCCAGCCAGAAAGAATGCCGGCCGCCTTGAGTTGATTGTCAGCGATGCGTTTGCACATGGCCTGATTGATGACAAGGAAAGGGCTGCACTGGATGGCTGTATTCGGGACGCCATGCCTGTACCCACTCCGGTCCTGATGACGCTGGGAGGTGCTGCATGAGTCAGATCCCCATGTTCCCCGCAGAGAAAGCCAACTTCATTCCTCGCGAACCGAAAGCGCCGCGCTACCAGCTGTGTGATAGCCGATACGAGCACGGCAAGGGCTGCGCAGGGTGCCCGATTCACTCCATCTGCACCGGTGGTCACCAGTGGGGGTGGGAAGGCCTTAAAGATTGGCAAGAGCGGTGCGACAAGGCCGCAAAAAAGCATTTGGAGGCAGCATGAACACATTCATCAGAAAGCCCCGCCAGAAAAACATCATCGTGAAGGGCGCAACGGTCTGTTACGACGATAAGAACCAGGGCTGGGTGTTACCCGGTCGCCGGTTCACAAAAGACCACGAACGCGCCTACCGGGCCTGCTGCATCATGGCCGCGATTATCGGGGGCACGGCATGAGCCAGGAGCGCATTTTCTACTTCGGACGGCGCAACGTGCGCGAGGTACTGGCTCAGGCGTTCCGGGTGGCCTGCGAGCTGACAGGGATCGCTGACAAATGGGAGCTGGTACTGCGTGAACGTAAGCGAACGCTGCCACAGAACGCCAAGCTGTGGGCCTGCCTGCAAGACATCGCCGACCAGTGCGAGCTGGTCATCAACGGCAGACCACAGAAGGCCAGCAAAGAGGACTGGAAGCAGGTCTTTACCGCCGCCTTGGCGCGTGAGAACCGCATGGCCCTGGGGCTTGATGGCGGTGTGGTTGTCCTTGGCACAAGCACCAGCCGCATGCGCAAGACCGAGTTTTCAGACCTTCTCGAAATGATCCACGCCTACGGTGCGGAGCATGGGGTGCATTGGAGCGACCCGGCTCTGGCGGCGTTTGGCAAATATCCGGAGGCAGCGTAATGGACCAGTCATGGCTTCAACCGCTGGCCTTCGGCCTAACGGTATTCGCAATGGGCATTACGGGCTACACGCGGCACTGGCTGGGCCTTGTCGCATCCTGTTTCTTTCTTGGGCTGCAGATCGCTGCGCTGGTGTCCTGATGTACCGCAGCTGGTACGCAATCGTAAACGGCAAGCGCATTGCCACGATGGTGGGCGAGCCAAAGAGGCGTGAAGAGGCGCTGGATTTTGCACGGTTCCACTGGCCGGAGGCTGATGTGGAGCCCAACGAACTGTCGAGGGTGGACGGATGAATTGCAGGCTGTGCGGGAATGGCGGAACGAACCGCCTGTCAGGCGATCACGTTTATTGCCCGAAATGCAAAGGCCATGAATACCGTGGGCTGTTGTTCACTGCTAATGAGTGGGCGGACTGGGTAGAAGGTGTCAGCGAGCCTGATTTTGGGGATGCGGAATGAAGGGCGGCAAGGCACCAACAGCCAGCCAAAAGCGCTGGCATGACTGGCTGGCAAATCAGGGCTGCTATCTGGGTTTAGGCCCTGCCTGCATCCATCACTGTGTTGGCAGCACAGGCAAGCACAACAAAGTGGAAATCGGTCAGTGGTTTTGCATTCCGCTGAGCTATGAGGCCCACCAAGGCGCAGGCGGCATCCACGGTGACCTGTCCGCCTTTGACGGCCACAACCTGGGCGAGCGCCGCAAGGAAATTGAAAAGACCATTTTCAACCGTCTGGTGGCTGTGTATCGCCGCCAGCACGGGGAATATCCGTGCCCGCCTGATGTGTTGGCGGCTATTGAGAATTATCACCGTTAGGAGAGCGCAATGGCGAAGGTGACAGGGATTGGCGCGGCAGCGGGTGATGCTTCACGAATCACGCTTGAGGCCATGCTGCTGAACAGTGCGGAAACAGAGATTCAGCATTACAAAAAGGGGTTTTTGATCCTTCTGGATGACGAGGATGACCGGTGGGAGATCGGTTACCGCAATTCTGGGCTCAAGGCATCCGAGATCCTGGCAATGCTGGAGACGGCAAAAACCATGATTCTCGCTGACATGGGGTATCTGCCAAGTGAGTAAGCCAATACCTACCGAGCACGAAGAGCAAAAGGCCGTAATTCAGTGGTTCAACGCCCAGCACAGGGCGCTGAAGGGTCGACTCATTGCGGTGCCGAACGGGGCGCATCTGGCCGGCAGCGCTCGCCAGCGATGCGCCAAGATGGCGCGAATGAAGGCGGAAGGCCTGAGCCCGGGATTTCCTGACCTGTTCTTGCCGGTGGCCCGGCGCGGGTTCCACGGGCTGGCAATCGAAATGAAGCGCGTGAAGGGCAGCACGACCAGCAAAGAGCAGCAGGACTGGCTTCAGTGGCTGCCCGAGCAAGGTTATCTCGCTGTGCTGTGCAAAGGCGCAGACGTGGCAATAGACACCATTCAGGCTTATCTGGCAGAGGAAGAGTGAAATGGGATATGCACAAGCAGAGCCGGACTTTTCAGAAGCTTTCCAAGAGGCCAGAGCGACTGCCGGTCGCGATGATTCGATAGCAAAGACGGAGGTGCTGCTGGAGCAGTTTTGCATCTGGGCCCGCACAGGCAGCGGCGTTCCAGCCAAGTATCGGTCGATCATGGCTGCAACGATGAATATTGAGGGAGAGAGCACTGTTCGAGAGGCCTGTATAAGTGATGACCAGGCTCTGGAAATAGATCAGGCATGGCGACAGCTTGAGGATGCGCGCCCAGATGAAGCACTGGTGCTGCAGCTGTACTACATGCACGAATGGGAAATCCCCAAGATCAGCAGGGTCTGCAAGGCCTCAAAAAGCACCGTTTCCATGCTCAGGAAGTGTGGCCTCAGCTTTATCGATGCCAAAATACAGGACGAATAACCAGTGCTGTACAAATTACGCTGGAAATATTGACAGTTCGAACCGGAATCGGTAGAAAGGTGAAAGATGCAAGAGTTCGCCCAGTTGACGGCGTTTTGCGGTGCAGAGGGTTGCGAAAACGTAACCCATGTATCAGCCCTTTATTGTGTTGGGTGCCGCGAAAAGTATCTGGAGAAGGCCCTGGCTCGATTCCCTGAGCCGCCCAAGGGCAAGACATGGATTTATTTCATGCGATCAGGCGAGGATGGCCCGATAAAGATTGGCCAATCCATCGACCCCACAGAAAGAGCTGTGTATCTCCAGACTGGCAGCGCCGAAAAGCTATGGATTGAAACCGCAATGCTTGGAGCGCCAGAGATTGAGGGGCGGCTTCACGCAAGGTTTATAAAGCACCGGATCAGAGGGGAATGGTTTAAGCCGGCTCCCGATATTCAGGCGCTGATTGTCTGGGCCAAAAAGGCGGAGAAAGAGGCACGCCGTAAGCGTCTTGAGATCGCCATGGGCTCAGACATTTTTGATTCGAAGTAACAATTTGATTTCGTTGGCCGACCCTTCCCCCGAACCCATTGGCCAGCATCCCCCAAACCCGCCTTGTGCGGGTTTTTCTTTTTCTGCCCCGAAACGACGTTGGCCGGGGGCGGGAACAGCAGGCTAGCAACGCCGGCTGGTATCACTGCGGCCTCGGTGGGATTGGCGACCCCTTTGCAGTCAGTCAGCCACATCGCGATATATCTAGCCTGCCACGCCTCAACGGACTGGGAGTAACCCGTTCGGGCGCACCACGGCGGGCGCCAATTTCTGGAGCATGCAATGGACTGGGACAGATTCGCCAACTTCCAGCCGCATGAATTCGTGTGCTCCCACACCGGAAAGAACGGCATGAAGCCGGGCTTTATGGAAAAGCTGCAGGCTCTGCGCACTGAGTACGGCAAACCCATGACCGTCACCAGTGGTTACAGGCACCCGACTCACCCCATTGAGGCCCGCAAAGCCTCCCCAGGGGCGCATGCCAGTGGCCGGGCTGCTGATATTGCAGTAAGTGGCGGCGATGCCCTGAAAATCATTGAGCTGGCGCTGAAGCACGGCTTTACCGGTATCGGCGTGAACCAGAAGGGCGACGGGCGATTCATCCACCTGGATGACCTGAAGCCCGAGCCGGGGCGGCCCCGGCCTTGGGTGTGGAGCTACTGATGGCCCGCCTGTACCGGTTCATCACTGAAAATGCGCTCATGAGCCTGGTGGTAATTCTCTGGGCAATCACCCTGACCACCTGGGTGACAATCCGCGTGTTCGGTGACAGCCCGCCAGACGTGCCAGCGGGCACTGCAGCTGCGCTGACCACGGTATTTGGCTTGCCTACGCTGGGCTTCACTGTGTGGAAGTGGCGCAGGGAACAGAAATGACCTGGCTCACCCTGCTGAAGAAGGGCGGGCCGTATCTGGTCGTGCTGGCAGTTGCCGCGGCACTGGTCGGGATCGGCTGGGTTGGCAAGGGCTGGCATGAAGACTCCAAAGAGCTTGAGCGTCAAAAGGCCACCGCGGATGCAATTACCGCGGCACTGAAGTCAGATTCCAAGATTGCCGCGGCAGTGGAAGAGAAGCTATCGGGCCTGAAGGCAAATCAAACCGTTATCGACCGCGGGGTGACACGTGAGATCCAGAAGACTGTGTATCGCAATGTGTGCCTGCCTGGTACTGGTGTCAGCTTGCTCAACGCCGCGGCAACAAACGACATTACCGGCCTATCAGCAGAACCTGATGGCGAAATGCCCGCGGCAACTGCCAACCCTGAGTGACGGGGAGGCCGGTACGGTGCTGACCACCATGAAGCAGTGGGCCAGCCAGTACCACGATTGCGCAACCCGCCACAACGGACTGGTCGATGCGATCCGGGCGGCTGAATAAAAAGCTACAGGACACGCTACACGGCCTGATCCTGGGCGCAATCATCACACTACTTTTTTGGCTTGGCGCTGCATATTTGGTGCGGCAATGGTGGAGAGCGGTACGTGAGTCAGAACAGCCCCGAAAAGACAAACCATAAGCCGGTCCATTTCAATAATGAGATCAGCATCGGGAATGTCCTTACCGGCATCGGCATGTTTCTGGCCCTCGCCACCGCATGGTTCAACCTGGACAAGCGGGTAAGCGTCAACGAGGCCAATCTGATTAACCAGTCACAGCGCACCACAGAGCTACAGCGGCGCATCGATGACCGCTTGTACCAGATGGACCGCAAGCTGGATGTCATCGTAGAGCGGCAGATAGACAAAAACTAATGGCAAAGCATGTGACGTTCGTTATGCAAGTGAAGGTGCGATGGTGGTTGCGCCTGTACCTGCATGGCGTAGCACTCACCAGCTACCTGACGGGCTTAGAGCCTGATCACAACAAAGTGCAAAAGTGGATCAATCGTGGAGTGAAGACCCGACTGGTCAAGCGATAACGGGCGGTGCCCGGAACGTGGAGGAATCGGCGGTGCTGAATTCCAAACAGCAATTATTCGTAGAGGAATACCTCAAAGACCTGAATGGCACGCAGGCTGCAATCCGGGCCGGATACAGCCCAAATAGAGCCGACCAGACTGCTTCGCGACTGTTGAGAAATGGCAAGGTCAAAAGCGCAGTAGAAAAGGCCAAGGCGCAGCGTTCTGAAAGAACCAAGGTCGATGCTGACTACGTGCTCAAGCGCCTTCATCAAATAGATACTTTGGACGTGACTGATATTCTCGATAACACCGGGAATATGCTGCCAATTCGTGAGTGGCCGAAAGCGTGGCGCCAGTCGATTTCTGGTGTGGATCTTCAAGAGCTGATGTCGGGCGACACCGAGACCGTGGTGCGCAAGATCAAGTGGCCGGACAAGCTGCGCAACCTTGAATTGCTGGGCAAGCATGTGAACGTCAAGGCCTTCGAGGAAGACAAGGATGGCGGCGTAGAGGATATGGCGGCCGCACTTGAGAAGCTGGCTGACAAGCTGCCAGGCTGATGAATATACAGCTTCAGCGCCAGATGGAGAGGTGGTATCCGCTCAAGGATCATCCTGTCCAATTGGCGCTGATTAAGGCTGTTTCAGAAGGGGTTAGGTTCCCGGTGGTTCCGGCCGGCCGGAGGTCAGGCAAGACCGAGAGGTTCAAACGCTTTATTGCCAAAGAGGCGATGAAGCGGCCCGGCGAGAAATACTTCATTGGTGCGCCAACGCACGACCAGGTGAAGAAGATTTACTGGGATGACATGAAGAAGCTGACGCTCTCATGCACCCATGCAAAGCGGCCGTCTGAAAGTGACCGCATCATCTTCATGCCCAATGGCACAGAGATACACCTGATCGGCCTTGATCGGCCGGAGCGTATCGAGGGTATCCAGTGGACCGGTGGCGGCATTGATGAGATTGCTGACATCAAGGGCAAGTCTTGGGAGGCGCACATTCTCCCGGCGCTCAACACCGTCAACCCAACCCGGCCGGATTACCGCGCCTGGTGCTGGTTGCTGGGTGTGCCTGATGGCCTGAACCACTACTACGAAATGGCCCAGTACGCCGAAACGGCGAATGACCCTGAGTGGGCTCTTTTTCACTGGAAGTCATCAGAAATTCTGCCGGCTGATGTGATTGCGTCAGCAAAGCGGCAAATGTCCTCAAAACAGTTCAGGCAGGAATTCGAGGCCAGCTTTGAAACGGCTACCGGCCGCATCTACGAGGAATACAGCAAGGCCAACCAGACTGATGCTGTTATTGAGCCTCATGAGCAGCTGTGCTGGATGCACGACCAGAACTACACGCCGCTTTCCTCTTCAGTTGGTGTAGTCCGGAATGGCGACCTGTACCTGCTGGATGAAATCGTGCTCACAAGCGCCATCAGCAGGCAGTCAGCTGATGAGTTCGTGGAAAAGTTCAAAGACCACAAGAACAAGCACGTCCTGATCTACGGCGATCCGGCCGGCCGTGCAGGCGAGAAGCACGGCCACGCTTCGGATTACACCGATATTGAGGATGTGCTCAGGGCTAACGGCTGGAAGTTCACCCGAAAGGTGAAGAAGAAAGCGCCAGCCATTAAGGACAGGCAGAACGCAGTCAGGGCAAGAATTCTGAATGCGGCCGGTGAGCGCCACCTGTTTGTGAATCCAGTGACGGCGCCATGGAGCCACAAGGGCCTGGCAACTGTTCAGCTTCAAGAAGGCTCCACTTTCCAAGAAGACCAGAAGAACGATTACCAGCACATCACCACGGCCATTGGCTACATGGTCGATGTCGAGTGGCCGCTTGAGCGTGCCGCAATCTCCACAACGCTGAGAATGAATTACTAATGGCTAAAGACGTTACCTACACGCGAGGCGACTACGCCAAAGCGCTGCCCAGCTGGATGCTGGTTGGCGATGTGGTGGCCGGTGAGGAAGCAATCAAAGCCAAGGGCGAGGCATATCTGCCGAACCCGTCAGCCGTTGAGGGCGAGCCGGAGGCGGTTTATGACCGCTACAAGCAGCGGGCCAGTTTCTACAACGTCACCGGCCACACTTTGCAGGGGCTTATCGGGGCGGTATTCCGCAAAGACCCCGAGCTGGAAGTGCAGGCTGGTCTGGATTATGTCTCCACTGATGTTGATGGCGCCGGGGTAAGCATCTTTCAGCAGAGCCAGCGTGTCCTCGAAAACGTCATGGGCAAGGGCCGCGAAGGCCTGCTGGTGGATTACCCCAATGCAGAGGCCCCGGCCTCGCGGGCCGACCAAAACGCCGGCCTGGTCCGCGCTAGCATTGTTCGCTACCAAGCAGAGCAGATCACCAACTGGCGCACCACCAAGGTTGGGGGCGCTCATGTGCTTTCCATGGTGGTGCTGCATGAAACGGTTGAGGAGGCTGGCAAGGATGGATTCAGTGTTGATGAAATCGAGCAGTATCGGGCGCTGCAGCTTGTCGAGGGTGTCTATCAGGTAACGCTCTGGCGCTCAAATGAAAAGGGCACGGCTTGGGAGATCCACGAGCAATATGCCCCGCGCACCGGCACCGGCACAGTCTGGAACCGTATTCCGTTCACCTTCATTGGCGCACAGAACAACGACAGCGGCATTGATAAAGCCCCGCTTCTTGACCTGGCCCGACAGAACATCAAGCACTACCAGGTGGGGGCGGACTGGTATAACGCGCTGTTCTACGCCGGCCAGCCGCAGCCCTGGATGTCTGGCCTTACTCAGCAATGGGTGGACATGCTGGAAGACAAGGGTGTTTTGGTTGGCTCTCGCGCTCCCATCATGTTGCCCGAGGGCGGCCAATTCGGCATTGAGACGGTCATGGCCGATTCTGCCATCCAGAAGGAACTGAAAGACATTGAAGAGCGGATGGTCGGTCTTGGCGCCAAGCTGATGCAGATTGGCGGTGTTGTGAAGACCGCCACCGAGGTGGATAGCGATGACGCCGCGCAGCACTCCGCTCTGTCGCTCGCCTCTTCCAATGTGTCCGACGCTTACACCCAGTGCCTTGCCTGGATGGGAGACTTCAACAACGCCCCGGGCGAATCTTCCTATCAGCTGAATCAAGATCTGGTAGAGCACAAGCTGGACGCCCAGCTTCTGCGCGAGATTGTGGCGGCATGGATGAGTGGCGCGGTTCCCGAAACTGACGTTTGGGCATGGATGCGCCGCACTGGCCTGATCGATTCAGAAAAGACCGATGACGAAGTGCGCGAGGAAGTGAGCGACAGCGGCACCGGACTTGCCCTGGATGATGCTGATGGCGGTTCCTGAAGCCCTCGTTGACTCCACGGTTCGCCATGCGGTTTATCTGGAGCGCCTGAAATCAAGCGAAGCCAATCAGATGGTGAGCTTCCTTCAGGAAGTTGACCGAGAAATCCGCAAGAAGCTGCTGTTTCGCTCTGAGCTGGCCGCCTACAAGCGGGACAAGCTGAGCCGGCTGCTAAAAGAGATCGACAGCCTGCTGACCGGTCTATATGCCAAGCAAACAGCTGGCCTGTTGGGCAGCCTGAAGGAGTTGGCCGAATACGAAGCTGGCTTTGAGGCGCGAAACTTGGGCGGCGTGGTTGCGGGCACTACATTCGCCGTTCCCGGAATCTCCACGGTGTGGGCTGCGGCAACACTGGACCCCATGAGTGTGCGGGGCAGCCAAGGCGGCAAGCTGCTAGAGCCATTCATCAAAGACTGGGCTCGCAGCGAAGTTGAGGCGGTCAAGAATCGCATCAGGCAAGGCGCTTTCGAGGGCCAGACCAATGCCGAGATTGTCCGATCGATTCGCGGCACCAAAGCCCGGCGCTACAAAGACGGCATGCTGGACACCACCCGGCGCCATGCCGAAGCCATTGTGCGGACTGCCGTGCAGCATGTGGCTAGCACTGCCAGAAAGCAGACGTGGGACCGTAATGCCGACCTGGTAACAGGCTATCGGTGGGTTTCCACGCTGGATAGCCGCACCACGACACAGTGCCGCAGCCTTGATGGGCAGACGTTCGAGGTGGGCGACGGGCCAATGCCGCCCCTGCATATCGGCTGCCGCTCTACCACGGTGGCTGAGCTGGATGACGGGCTGGACTTCCTCGACAAAGGCGCCACGCGCTCCAGTGAGAACGGCTATGTGGATGCCGACCTGACGTATTACCAGTGGCTGAAACGACAGCCAGCCGCTTTCCAGGATTCAGCAATAGGGCCAACGCGGGGCAAGTTGCTCCGCAATGGCGGCATCAATGCAGAGCGATTCGCGCAACTGCAGCTCGACAGAAATTTCCAGCTCCTGACCTTGGCAGAAATGCGGCAACTTGAGCCGCAGGCTTTCGCACGGGCAGGGATTTAACCCAGTGGGTAAACCAAGAGGTCAGTGACCAATGCGATTCAATAAGATTCCCCAGATTAAACGTGAAGGTGCCGGTGGCGAAGGTGGTGACGGTGGCGGCGGTAGCCTGACCCCGGAGCAGATTGCCGAAATTCAGGCCGAAAACAGCCGCCTGAAGGAACACCAGGACAAACTGCTGGGCGAGACCAAAACCGCCAAGCAAGAGCGCCAGGAGGCCGCCAAGCGAATGAAAGAGCTGGAAGATCAGCTGGCATCCATCAATGACGACAAGAGCCGCAAGGCAGGGGATGTGGACGCGCTGGAAAAGAGCTGGCAGGAAAAACTGTCAAAGCGTGAAAGCGAATTGAAGGCCGAGGTTGAGCAGCACCAGGCCTGGCTCAAGGAGCAAATGGTCACTGGTGTGGCGTCTGGCATTGCGGCAGAGATCGCAGTGCAGGGCAGCGCCAAGGCGTTGCAGCCGCACCTGACCAGTCGCTTGTCGATGGAAGTTCGAGACGGCAAGCCGACCACCGTTGTGCTGGATGCCGAGGGCAAGCCCAGCGCAATGACGGTGGACGAACTGAAAGCAGAATTCAGCAACGATCCGGCCTTTGCGCCGCTGATTGTTGCTTCCAAGGCCTCTGGTGGCGGTGCCAGCGGGGGCGGTAATGGCGGCGGTGCCGCAACTAAAGGCAGCTTGGGCGGTGATCGTTCCGAGCGTACAGCCGCAATCAAAAACCGTTTCCCTGAACTGAATAATTGAGGTAACAAATCATGGCACTTTCCGATATGCAGGTGTTCAACCAGTACATCATGCCCGCGACCATTGAGACGCTGGCCCAGATGGTGGACAAATTCAACGCCGCAAGCCGTAACTCCATCCGCCTGACCACTGAAGGCTTTGATGGTGATTTCCTGCAAGAATCTTTCTTCGCAGCCATCCATAGCGCCCAGCGCCGGGTTGACCGATACGCTGCCAATGGCTCCGCGTCTGCCACTGACCTGACCCAGCTGAAGCACAGCTCCGTGAAGGTTGCCGGTGGTTTCGGCCCGATTCTGTTCGAGCCGGGCCAGCTGACCTGGCTGCGCAAGCCGACAGCAGAAGGCATTGAAGTGGCCAGCCGTAACTTCGCTGAAGCCCTCATGTCCGACCAGCTGAACACGGCCATTGCGGCTCTGGTTGCTGCCATCGAGAACAACAGCGACGCCACCAACGATGTGTCCGGCTCTGCCGGTCTGGATTACGGCGCCCTGAACTCTGCGCACGCCAAGTTTGGCGACCACAGCGGCAACATCATCACCAACGTGATGACCGGCGCCGTGTATCACAAGCTGATTGGCCAGAACCTGACCAACACCCCGCAGCTGTTCCAGGCGCAGAACGTCCAGGTGGTGGATATTCTGGGCAAGGCGGTGATCGTTACCGATGCGCCGGCCCTGTCCGAATCGGGCACCCCGGATCTGCAGAAAGTGCTGGGCTTGGTTGAGTCTGCTGCCATCGTGCATGACGGCGGCGACGTAATCAGCAACATCGAAACCAGCAACGGCAAAGACCGCATCGAAACCACCATGCAGGTGGATTACACCTTTGGGCTGGGCCTGAAAGGCTACACCTGGGACGAAGCGAACGGCGGCAAGTCCCCTACCGATGCAGAGCTGGCAACTGGCACCAACTGGGACCAGGTGGCCACTTCTGTGAAACACACTGCTGGCGTCATCGCTGTTGGCGACGCTGCTCAGTAAGGAGTAATGACCCATGGCGAATAAAGCGCCTGTTTGGTATCTGCCCGGCCCCTTCACTCGCTATAACGAGGATGTGAAGGCGCTGGCCCAGAAGTCCGGCGTTCGCATTGTGGATGCCCGTTTTGTGCCCGAGGATGGTCGCAAAGACGCAGCCCCTGAAAAGGATCTGCCGAAGGTGACCGAGAAGGGCAAGAAAGCAACAACCAAGAAAGCACCAGCTGACAAGGCTGGCGAGTGAACAAGGGGGCATTTGCCCCCTTTTCATTTCACGAATTTAAGGCATTCTGGTAAGCCGGAATGCAGGAGTACCCATGGCCCTGATCATCGAGGACGGCACAGGCAAGGCGGATGCGGAAAGCTACGCCACCGCAGCTGATTTTGTCGATTACGGCACCCGCTATGGCGTGACCGTGCCTGACACTGAGGCAGAGCAGGAAGCCCTGCTGCGCCAGGCTGCCGTCCAGATGAACGTGATGAAGTGGAAGGGCCACCGGGCCAATGCTGGCCAGGCGCTGGCGTGGCCCCGCTCCAACGTGTGGACAGATGGCCAGCTGCAGTCAAACGACTACATCCCCTCGCGGATTGAGTATGGCCAAATGGCCTTGGCTGCTGAGATATTCAACGACCAGACAAACCCGCCGGACCAGCGACAAGGGCCGGTCACCAAAGAAAAGGTGGACGTTCTGGAGGTGGAATATGGCCAGGTGGAGAACACTGGCAAGCTGATGTGGGCGGCGCCTGAGCGCCCCAGCCGTGCGCAGTTTGCTGATTTCTTGGTAACCCGCGGGCTGCTGGCTGTCCGTGCATGAGTGCCTTTTACGACAGACAGGCGGCCACAGCGCAGCGGCTACTAGCCCAGTTTGGCCAGCCTGTAACGGTTTCCAGGGTAACGGGCGGCACAGAAGACCCGTTGACCGGAGAATTGACCGGGCAGACGCCTGAGAGCTACACCCCGAACGGCGTTCTGCTGAACTACTCAGTCAAAGAGGCGGGTGATTCACGCGCCGCAGGCAACGAGATCCGCACCAGCGACCGCAAGTTGCTGTTGGCCCCGTTTGACGTTGACCCGGTGGTGACTGATTCGGTCACTGTGGATGGCAGCGAGTGGACCATTATCCGCATCAAGACCCTGCGCCCTGCAGGGCAGACCCTTCTGCATGAGATCCAGGTGAGAAAATGAGCTTCGCATCGGACGTTCGGTCATTCTCGAAGAAGGCCGGGCGCTCGATGGAGCAGACGGCCCGTGGCGTTGAGTTGCGCCTGTTTCGCGCCGTCATTATGGACACCCCGGTTCTGGATGGTCGACTGCGTGGTGACTGGCAGACCACTACCGGCTCCCCGGCAACGGCTGAGAACGGACGAGCAGACAAAACCGGAAGCACCACCACCGCCGAGATGCAGGCCATTGTGCAGGCCATTGAGGGCGGAAGCGTGACCATGCTGAGCAACAACATGCCCTACGCCTACCGCGTTGAGTTTGATGGCTGGTCACACACCAAGGCACCGGAAGGCATGGTGCGCCGCAATGTGGCCCGGTTTAAGCGCCTGTTTGAAGAAGAGGCCCGGAAGAACCGCGTATGAGATTCCTTGATATTCGCAATGCGCTGATTCAGTCATGGATCGAGGGCGAATTTGACCTGCCCTGGGCAAAGCCGGGCAAAGACTTTGACCCCGAGACGGGCGATCCGTGGGCGGCTCTTCATGTGCTGCCGTCACAGCCCGGGGTGGCCACGCTGGGTGATACCGGGCAAGACCGACACGATGGCGTGTTCCAGATTGACCTGAACTGGCCGCTTAATACCGGGGACACCCCATTGCTGGTGAAGGCTGACGAAATCGCTGCCCGGTTCAAGGCCGGCGCCCGGTTTGAGGCCCCGATTCTTTCAGAAACCCTGCATCTGGATTTTGTCGAGCAAGAGTATGGCATCTATGTCCCGCTCTGCGTGCTGATTCGTTCCTGTGGCGTAAGCCCCATTCGCCGCGTTGATAACTGGAATCGAGTTTCTGCCACGATTTACTACAGCGCCTGGGTCAACCGGGCGCTATAAACCCCACGGCCCGCCACTGAGCGGGCTTTTTTGTATGTCCCGACTGGAGGCTCCCCTATGGGCTGCCCTGCTAATGGCTCTCGCCACTCTATGGCCCTGGTGGCCGAAACTGTTGCCGGAACTACACCTGCGACCCCAACTTTCACCCCGATCCGCCAAACCGGCACCACGCTGGCTCTGACCAAAGAGACGATCCAGTCTCAGGAGTTGCGAGCTGACCGCCAGATTGCGGACATGCGCCACGGTAACAAGCAAATCGGTGGCGATATTAGCTGTGAGCTGTCCTTTGGTGGCGCATTCGACACCATGCTGGAAGCGGTGCTGTGCGGCACTTGGGAAGAAGATACCCCCAGCGCTGGCACCGATGAACTGAAGGCAGGCATCGTCCGCCGTCCCTTCACCATCGAGCGCCACTTTGCCGATATTGGCCAATACCTGCGCTACAAGGGTTGCGAATTCAACACCTGGAACCTGACCGTTTCCCCGAACGCCATCATCACCAGCAACTTCGGGCTGGTTGGCCGTTCCATGGATGATCCGGCTCAGACTGCTATTTCCGGCGCCACCTATGACGCCGATACCACTGCCAGCCCGTTCGACAGCTTCTCCGGAACCATTGAGGAGGGTGGTGCGGCTATTGCGGTCATCACCGAACTGTCCCTGACGCTGGAAAATGGCCTGAGCCCTCTGTTTGTGGTCGGTTCCGATACGGCTGAGTGTATTAGCATCGCCCGGTCGAACCTGTCTGGCTCGGTCACTGCCTGGTTTGAGTCCGAAGCGCTCTACGAGAAATTCATCAACGAGACGGAATCCAGCCTTGAATTCACCCTGAGCGATGGCACCAACGCCTACGGCTTCAGTCTGCCGCGCATCAAGTACAACAGCGGCCAGCCGGACGTGAGCGGTGAAGGCGAGGTGACCATCTCCATGGACCTGATGGCCCTCTACGATGAGACCGAAGAGAGTCAGATTGTTATCACCAAAGGTGCCGCGTAATGGTAGGAATGGATGCGTTTTTCACCCGTAACAAGGCGAACGAGGGCATCAAGGTGCCCTTGCGCACACCGGAAGGCGAGGAAACGGAACACTATCTGGTGATCCGGTCTCAATGGTCTGACGACTTCCAGAAGGCCAAGGCTGAGGCCTACCGTGCCGATCTGGCTGCCATCGCAGGCAAGGGTGAGGCTAGCGCGGAAGACCGCACAGTGATCCTCACGGCGGCTCTGGTGGCTGACTGGTCGTTTGATGAGGACTGCACCCCGGAGAACGTGCAGAAGTTGTTGCGTGAGGCGCCCCAGCTGCGGGACATGATTGACCGCTACGCCTCCAACGATGCCCGTTTTTTCACGAAACCGTCCAGCGACTCTACGACTGGGCGGAAGGGCAAATAGCCCTCGATCTACCCGACGCCAAGACCGGTATCAGCCAGCGAGAGCGGCTTGAACAGGTCTGGAAGCAAACCGGCAACAAACCCAAAAGCCTGAAGCTGGAACCACCCCCGGAGGGGCTTGAATACCTCTGGGGCTGGTTCTGCCAGCTGGGCGACTGCACTTTCACCGAGATCCACCACTGGGCAGCACTGAAGCAGATCCACCTCCTACCCTGGGAAGTGGACGTGCTGCGTCGTCTGGATCAACTCAGAGCGAAGGCCTGGCATGACAGAAACAGCGCGTCTCGTACTGGCGGTTGATAGCACGGATATTTCCCGTGGCGAGCGAAGCCTGAAACGGCTTGATGCTGCCGCTGGCAAGACCGAGCGCGAGACAAAGCAGCTTACCCGTGCTACTGATCAGCTGGGTGGTGCCTATCGCGGGTTGCGTACTGTGCTGGCCACAGTCGGCGCGGGCCTGCTTGTCCGTGAGTTGGTGCAGGCTTCTGACACCTATACCGAGCTTCGCAGCCAGATCAAGCTGGTCACCGACAGTCAGGAAGAGCTGAACGCGGTATTCGCTGAAAGCTATGAGCTGGCCAATGACACCCGTGGCAGCCTTGAGGGCACGGTTCAGCTCTACACCAAGCTGGCCCGCTCAACGGAAGAGCTTGATCTGGCCAACGAAGAGCTTTTCACCATCACCAAGGCGGTTAACCAGTCCTTTGTCGTGTCCGGCGCCTCTGCCCAAGAGGCCGAAGGCGCTATTCGCCAACTTGCCCAGGGCATGGCCTCCGGCACCCTGCGTGGCGACGAACTGAACTCCGTGATGGAGAACAGCCCCCGTCTTGCCCGTGCCATCGCGGATGGCTTGGGTGTCACCATCGGCGAACTTCGTCAACTGGGTGCCGATGGCAAGATCACCGCCGAAGCCATCACCACGGCCCTGCTGTCCACCGCCGACAGCATTGACCGCGAATTCCAGCAAATGCCCCGCACCGTGGGCCAATCCCTGCAGCAGCTGCGCAACGACCTGCTTGTCACCTTTGGCCAGACCGATACCAGCGAATTTGTCTCTGCCATCGATGACCTGCGCAGCATCGTTACTGACCCCGGCTTCCAGAGCAGTATGGTCACCCTGGGCACCTCTGTGGCCACCCTTACAGGGAATCTGGCCTCTGCCACAAAAGAGACGGTAGGGTTTACCAAATGGCTTGGTGAAGAGCTTGCGGCGCGAATTCATGGCATCGCCAATGATGATCTGGTCCGCCTGAATGAGCAGCTTGTCGAGCAGCAAGAGGTGGTGGAGACCATCCGCAAAGGGAAGGATGATTTCTTTTTCAACCCCTCGCTTCTTGAGCAGGAAGAAAAGCTGCTTGCTCAGTACACCAAGCAGTACGAGGATGCAGTAGCGGCTCAGGAAAGGGCCGCCCAGCAGGCGCTTAAAAACAGACAAATCCTTGCGCAGAAGGCAAAGTCTGAGCGTTTTGCGGATGAAATCCTGTCCGAAATGGGCGGCGGCCCCTCCCTTGGTGGCGACTCTGGCGGTTCCGACGCCATCCAGAAGCGTGTCGATGCCTTGCGTATGGAGGCAGAAACACTCGGCATGACCGCATCAGAGGCGGATCTGTACAGGCTTAAAAATGAGGGCGCGACACAATCGCAACTGAATGCGGCTCAAGCCCTATATGCTCAGATTGATGCCCATGAAGCGCTGACCGAGCAGCAAAAGGCGGCCCGACAAGAATCTGACCAGTTGCAGGCATCCTTGGGAGAAGTGCAGGAGCGATATGCAACCGAGCGCACTTTGCTTGAAGAAGATCTGTTAGCTCGGCGTGAGATTATCCTGGAGTCATTGGATCAGAAGAAGGTTGATCAAGATGAGGCTAACTCCCTTCTCTTGGCCTCCAACCAGGAATACTACGACTCCTTGGCTGCGTTAAGAGATCAGGACGTTGAGAGGGAGAGAGCCGCAAATGCAGCGATAGGGGCAGCAAGGTTTGCTGCGTTGCAGCAGGGCCTCGGGTTCTTGAGTGTGTTTGCTCAGGAGAATAAAGCGGTCGCCCTGGTTGTTCTTGGCGTCCAAAAGGGGCTCTCTGCTGCTGCTGCGTGGGTAAACACCCTGACCGCTGCCACGCGAGCCGTTGCAGAGCTTGGCCCGATTGCTGGCCCGCCAGCGGCTGCAAAGATAATGGCATGGGGCAAGCTGCAGGTCGGACTGATTGCAGCAACAGGCTTGGCAGAGGCAGCAGTAGGCGGCGGCGGGGGAGGCACCAGCATAAGCACAACCAGCGGTGGGGGAACGGGATATGGCGATGCCTATGCTCAGTCAGCCGCACCGTCTGCGCCTGCCCCAATTCAGTCACAGGTAAACCAAGGAAACACTGTTCAATTCGTGTTTGCCGGAGATGTGAGCGGCCTTGACGCCTCGCAAATGGCAGAGGCTGTGATGGCTGAGATTGGGGATAAGGTTAATAATCTGGATTACGTTCTGATTGACCCAGCCAGCAGAAATGGTAGAGCCTTGGCAGGACAGTGAGCCGGAAGTGATTAGATATGAGAAAAATAGCCATGATGCTGCCTTTTTTGGCTGCCTGCGCTCCGGGCTGGGGGCCAATGGATGCACGCCAGTATGTTCATGCTGATGCGGAGCCGGCGCCCGAGTATGCGATAGGGGTCTGGACGGGCGGCCTTGGGCCATACGTTATGACCATGAAGGTCGCTCCAGATGGCCATGTGGACACATGTCACTCATGGAACCACCGGGACGCAGTAGGCAAGGCCAAATTTGCTGGCGGGAATCTGTATTTTTCAGATGGCTCGTTTGCTGTTCTGGGAAAGACGGCTGACGGAATTACGGTTGTCCCGTTGGCCGATGAGGATCACGCATCGGATTTCGTTAGAGACGAATCTTTAAGGCAGGCGGCGCCCTTTTGCGAGGATTACTTTCAAAATAACTAGCGCCCCGCACTGACCCAAGAACCCGCTTCGGCGGGTTTTTTTATGCCTGGAGAAAACATGGCGGTAATCATTTACACGGCAAGGCGCGGCCTCGTTGCCGGCCACACTGCCGGCCAGTCCTATGAGCTGGAAGTTGGGATCGAGAGCGTTTCGCCCAGCTTTGACCGTGAGGAAAACACGCTCACCACGCTATCCGGCAAGGACTACACCACGTTTTACCGCATTGAGGAACGGGACAGCTTCAGCACAGTGGCCATAGACGATACGGCGCTGCTTGCTCAGTTGCGTGAATTCGTCATGTCTGTTGCCGCTGGGGAGCCGTTCACGATGGACCTGATGGGCGAGTCGGGCAGCCCTGTGGCCCCGGTCAGCTACAAGTTGCGCGGCAACCCCAGCAAGCGACTGGTGAACTCTGCCGGCTTCTACTCCTACTCATGGCAAGTGAAGGTGTTTGATGAGAACCCATAACAGCGCCTTTGGCTCTTTCAATGTCGGCCAGACCCGCGAGCCGCGCTTTGTTATCGAATTCGACTTTGGCGGCGGTGATTATCACTACTTCACCAGCCATGAGGTGGATGGGCTCTCTGGCGCCAACGTGACTGATGGCGTGCTGACCCGCGTGGACAGCACCAGCCAGAAGCTGGACCCGGACAAGGCCAACAGCAAGATTGGCTCCATGACCGTCCGCATTGCGGATGATGGCCTGACCGAGCTGCAGCAAGCCAAGCTGAACGACGACAAGGGGCTGCGCGGCAAGCGTGTGCGCTACTACGCTGGTTTCTTGGGCCTCCCGTGGTCATCTTTCGTCCTGGTGCAGACCCAGCTGATCCAGGGCGCCTCCTACAAAGAGCAGGAATACACCTTCAAGTGTGCTGATATTCAGCGCCAGATGCGTGATGACATCTTCGTCTTGAAGGAAACCACGCTCAGTGCCTCACTGGCTGCGGATGATACGGAGATTGAGGTCTATTCCGTCAATGGCCTGCAGCTGGTTAAGCAGCCCGTTAGCCCGTCTGGCCGGACCCTTGCCAGCGGGAAAAGCATCTGCCTGGTGAGGCTTGAAGGTGAGAATGATGCCTTTGAAATCGCCATGGCAGAGGAGATTGACGAGAGCACCAACACCCTCAAGCAGGTGACTCGTGGCGTCCTGGGGACCACGCCGCTTACCATTGAGGTGGACCCAGACGAAAAGCGCGACAATGCCCCCAAGGTAACCGAATACGTCTATCTGGACATGCCGGCCCCTATGCTGGCTTATGCGCTGCTGACCGGCTCTATCTATGGCTATCCCGGCGAATACCTGCCGGACCACTGGCATATGGGTGTAGGCCCTGAGTTCATCCGTACGTCTGAATATCTGAATATCGGGCCAGACCTTTGGGACGTAGACAGCTTCGACGATGGGCTGTCTGCTCAGGTCTCAGGGGTAGAGAAGGAGAGCGGCAAGAAGTTCATCGAAGAGCAGATCTTTCGCATGATGGGCTGTTACCCGCCTATCTATTCGGATGGCCAGATTGGCCTGCGCCGCATGACCCTGATCCCCTCCCAAAGCGGGTATGTGCGGGAGCTGAACGAGGACCATGTGCTGTCCCCGGCCACTCTGACCCATGACATGGGCGGGATGATTAACGACATTCTGGTCTATTGGAACTGGAACCAGCGCAAAGAGGCCTACACCCGCGTAAACCGCCTGCTGGATTCGGGCTCTATCGAGCGCAACGGTCAATCTGAAACCCTTGAGATTGAGTTCCGCGCCCTGAGTGCTGAGCGCCACACCTACACCACCATCAAGAACATCCTCGACAGTCTGCGGGATCGTTACGCCGGCCCTCCGCTTCGCCTGTCACTGGACCTCTCCCCCGAGAACAACGATCTGGAAGTGGGCGATATTGTCCGGGTGAATCTGGGCGGAATTAAGGACTACAGCACCGACCAGGTGGACGTGACCCTGAACCGAAATTTTGAGGTGCAGCAGGTCAAGGTGGACTGGCAGACCGGCAAGGTAACGGTTGACCTGTTCGGGTCCAGCCAGCGGGCCAGCGAATTGCCGGTGGACCAGTTTGGCTCAGCATTACCGCTCAGCTGGTATCAGAGTGAAGGCACCGAGATCAGCGCGGCCAACTTCCCTGGGGCTGTCGTAGAGAGCACCGGCGAGCGCCACATCACGGCGGACATTACCCTGGAAGGTCACGCCTCGATTGCCGACGACACGGCTATTTACTGGTGCCCGGAAGACCTGACCATTGATGGGGGCGTGACAGTCACGCTCACCAAGAATGTGCAGCTTCGTGTGGCCGGCTACTTCCAGAATAATGGCACTGTTGACGGTCGCGGTCAGGGCCAGCCTGGCGGGGCCGGGGTTGACGAACTGAGCATTGACCCTATCTATTCCGCGCGGTACTTCAAGTGGAATACTGACAACAAAGGGCTGCCCGGGTATCTGCGTGCCGAGTCTTTGCCGCAGTCGCCAAGCGTCATGATTCAAGAAGACTCTTTCAGGGACTATCGATGGGTATATGTTTCTGACCAGGCGTTGGATTATGCGCTTTTCGGCAGCAACGCGCTGGAGGACTCCTTTTCTCAGCTGCCCCCGGTAGGAGGGCTGGTTGTAAGTGCTGCCAGGTCAGGGCTTGATGTTGTGGATGGCGAGCTAAAAGGCCTCCCGGGATACCTATGGGGCGGGAGCGGCCATGGCGGCGGCCCTGCGGGCAAGCGCCCATTTTCGCCCTTTGAGCTGTCGTATCTTGGCCCTGGTGGTGACGGCGGCAACTCAGGTGCAGGGCTGGCAATTACCTGCCGCGGCTTCTCTGTGGGGGATAACGGCCTTTTTGACCTGTCAGGCGGTGATGCTCCAGAGCCGCAAACCTTTTATCAGGCCGCAAGCTGGGCGCGGGCCTACCCTGGAACAGGTGCGCCTGGCGGTCCCGGTGCCCTGTATTTCGTTATGGACGGCGAGACCGCTATTCCTGGGGATCTCACCGAAGGGAACTTCCACGCATTCTATGGCGCCGCTGCGGTCCCGGGGCATCAGGGCACCAGAGGAACGAACTCTCTTGGATTTTTAGGGAATTCCATACCGGGAGCGTATAACTACTACGAAAATTCCAGCAATGAAATCCTCTCGCCTTTGCAGAGCCCCCAGCCGCTTCCTCTGAATGTTTGGCAGTCAGCGTATGTGGTTCATCAGCTAACAGGTTCAATCGCTGCCACCCCGGACATTCCTGAAGAGACAGAGAACCCGGTTACGGTGACCATTGCCGAGCTGACCAACACTCCACGCAGCGCCAATGCCAACCTTTCCACGATTGAGGTGGCAATTCAGCCTCCAAGCGTTAGTAGTTACAAATACGCCCTGGTGGAGTACCGGGAGAAGGGTCAGGAGGGCTGGTTTGAGGTGGGCCCGGCCTCTCCTGAAGTCGGCTTTGTTGTCCCGAGTGACGGCAAGACCTACGAAATCCGTGCGCGTGGTGTATCGCTGGCCGGGAATGTTGTGCCTGATGCCCCGATTCAGGAAATCACCACCACCAAGATCCTGAATGCCGACCCGGGCGACGAGGATGTGGATGATGTGGTGGAGGTGCCGAACGTCCATGGCCTGGAGCTGTTCGAGCAGGGTAATGATTCCGTATTTGGTGGCCGTGACGCTAAGTTCGTGTGGCGCAAGACCAGCGTTACCGAATGGCTGGAAATGGGCAGCGAGGGCCAGCTGGGGGCCTCCCGTGGCTCTCTGGACCTTTACTTCAAGGATTACCAGGTAGAGGTCTGGGTAGGCGGGTCTCTGGTTCGGACAGAATGGGTTGTTGACCCTGCCTTCGTCTACACCTACGAGAAGAACGCCGAAGACTATGCGCGAGAGCAGGGCCAGGCGGGCGCGTGGCGTGCGTTTGAGTGCCGCGTGTACTGCCGGGGCCGCCAGAACCAACTCAGTGCACAGGCCGCGAAATTGCCCGTGGAGAACGTGGCGCCAGAATTGCCCGACGCAATCACGGTATCCGCCAGCTTCCGTTCTCTTCAGATCGACTATGACCCGCCGGAGGATCTGGATTACAAGGAAACCCGTGTCTGGCTCAGCCAGAGCGAAGGATTTACCCCTGACCCGGCCAATCAGGTGGCGCAAGCCTACGGCGGGCCAGTGATTATCGCTGGCCTGGCGGACAACACAGAGTACTTCCTGCGCTTCGCGACCTATGATGCCTTCGGGCAGGGGAGTTTAAGCCAGGAATTCAGTGTCACCACTCCCAGCCTTGCGGCTGCCGAGGTGGATGGTCTGAGCCCCTGGGCCACGGTTACCGACGCTGACAAGGCGTTCATTGATGCCAACCTAGAAAATGACGCCATCGACAGCACCAAGATCGTCAAGCTGACGGCCTCCAAGATTGTGACCGGCACTCTGGCCGCCACCGAAAAAATTAGCGTTGATGGTCAAATTGAGAGCGTAGTTGGCGATGCCGTTGCCACAATTGGCCCCAAGGCCACGGACGGCAAAACCGGCATGGTTACCTACCAGTACGATGGCACCACTCTGTTTGCTGTTTATAGCGACGGCAGCGCGGCCTTCTCTGGTGCGGTGACCATCACCAACGGCAGCGGCTATGCCAACCTGAGCGACAAGCCAAGCTCCTTGGCCGACATTAACAGCGGGGAAGGTGGGAAGCTTAGTGGCGTTGAAACTGGCGCCACTGCTGGCGCTGATTGGTCCAGCAATCTGTCCAACATCCCCAGCAGGCTGGGCGATACGCCAAGCACGGGCTTGAACCTCACCGCCACCCACCTGGGTTATTACGATGGCTCTGACTGGCGCGCATTCATCGAAAACGATGGCACCTTCTACTTTGGTGACGGCGATCAGAAATACCTGAAGTTTGACGGCACCGACTTCACTGCTGGCCGTGAAACTACGCTCATAGGCGTGGATTCATATAACGGCAGGAAGCTATATGTTCACGACAACTTCCTCACAGCCTTTGTTCCTGATGATAATTTCAGCGTAACCGGAGCTCCGAGTGCGGCTCTCAATCGAGGCAGGTATTCGCTGTGGCTTGAGACAAGCGAGAATGGGGACGATGTTGAATTTTATCATTATGTTCCCCAGTACATTATTGATCAGGCAGAGGCAAGTTCTAACTTTAGGATGAAGGTGGGCTTCTCCTTCGGCCATGGTGCAAACGGATCATATGGCTTTGGCGACAATGTAAACACAATAATGAATATGAAGCTGTTCTCCTGCAGGGACAGCGGCGCGAACTTTTGCCAGGCCCAATATGAAGTGGAAAGTGACTGGGCATATGCCGGATCAGGGAGCGATAGAGAGTACACCACCACTTATCGTGTCAGGTTTCGCCAAGGCATAACAACCGAAACCAGGGTTATTGCAACAGAAACAGGAACGGTCCCCCCTGCCTCAGTTATTGCGCCGTCTCTTGGTCAGTTCTACGGGGTTGAATGCTTTGTTGATCTTGAAAATGATGAGGTGACCATAAGCACACCCAATGGCGAAGAAACCTTCGCCCTGACCAGTACATACACAATCAACGACTTCAGCCCCGGGGATGCACTGAAGGTTTCTCTTGTAACCACAGGCAACCGGACAATGGAAGCGGAAGCCCACCTCAGCGATTTCTATTTCATGCAGGAATAACCGGAGTAACCAATGGCTCAATACAAAACGGGCACCGCCACGGCGGTGAACGATAGCCCAGTTGTGTCTGGATCTGGGACGCAATGGCTGGCCAATGTGCAGGCCGGTGACAGCTTTGTCATGGCTGGCGTGGGCTTGGTCTATGACGTGGCGAGCGTCGATAGCGACACGCAGATCACGCTGACCGCGCCTTACGGTGGCACTGGAAAGACTGGCGCCTATGCCATCCAGCGCGACTTCACCAGTGACGGCATTCCTGAAATGGCCCAGGGCGACGTAGAGACGGCGGCCATCTTCACGCGGGCGATGCGCAAACTGCAGGGCTTGCTGGCCCAGCTTGGCGGTGTGGCAGGCACCGGCGCAACGATTTATCCGAGCATTGCCGCCGGGGAGGCTGGCACAAGCGACACCGAATACTTCTGGGTAGCCGATGGCGGCACCTTGAAGCTGTACCAGAATCAAACCGGCACGGGCGTAGAGCAGGGCGAATACCCGAACAGCACAGCCCTGCAGACGGCCATTGATGCTTTCACTGGGGCCGAATCCAGAATTATTGCTCTGATCCAGTCCCTGCACCCTGATCTGCTCGGCACCACCTTTTACGCTGACTTTGTAGCCCAGTCCTATGTCCAGGAGGATGTGTAATGGCGCTTAAAACCGTCCCATTCAATGTTGCCTTCGATTTCTCGCGCCCAGCCCCAGCCGACTATGAAGACATCAATGGGGATATACAGACGGCGGGTGTCGATGAGCCACGATTCAACTACAGCAACGGCGTTGCAGAGGGGCTCATCCTTGACGCCAGCCTTTCAGAAACCGCAGCCATCAACGACATCCCCACTTTCAACTCCAGCTCGGGGACATGGGTATTTAAAGGGTTTCTGGATAAATCCCTGCCGATACCAAGCGCTGGGTTTGGTGAATTCATGGAGGGCTCTGGCACGCTGGTTTTTGTTTATAGCGGCGGCGTCGGAAAGTGTTGGGCAGATGGAGAGGTTTTGTACACGGTTGACTCTTTCTCTGCTGCAGAACCAGAATTTCTGTCAAATGGCGGGCTGGCGAAAATCCAATCCCTTAAATACTACCCATATGCCTGGTCAGAAGAAAAGGCAGCGGCAGAATCAAACGGTGAGTTCTCGATTTATTACAGCCCACTATTCCTTTTTGCGGATGGCACAGATGGCTACTGGGGCGACTCAAGCGACCCGGCGACCCGTTTCAAGGACGTGGCGGGCACTGACCCCGCGGCGGCGGCGGGCGATGAATTTGGGTTGCGGCTGGATAAGTCGGGGAACGGCAACAACCAATACCAAGCAACCACCGCGCAAAAAGGCACTTACCAGACAGACGGAACGTACCACTGGGTCGCCCTCGACGACGACGACAACTATTTAATCGACGTACCAGCGGGCGGCTGGGCTGGCACTTATGTGCAGGGCACTATGCAGGGCGTCATTGTTGCGGAGTTCGCTGCGCCGGAGGGGCCGTATCAGATTCCGACTGACCCGAACTATGCGGGGCCGGGCACTGACACCCAACTGGTGCTTGTTGATCGTGTGCTGTCTGACCATGAGTTAGAGGGCCTTGTGGAGTGGGTTGGGCAGCGTGGTGCTGAGACGGATTTTGCGGGGGCGGCTGACGGGGTGGATTGGTTCCTGTTTCGTGATGACCTTACCGCGCTCGACGCTAGCAGATGGGACGTGTCCGCGTTCGGCAGTCTTATTCGTTTTGTAGCGAACTGTTCTAACCTCGCATCGCTGAAAATGGACGGGTGGGTGCCGGCCAATGTGACAAGTTTTATGAGATTTATGACCAATTGCCCGCTGCTGACACGCCTTGATGTCAGTAGCTGGCGCACTGTTAGCGCCAACACGTTTTTTCGTTTTGCGGCGTCGTCGGGTCTGCATGAATTGATAATCTATGGCGGCACGGGGAATCCGTTTAGCGACAGTCCGTGCGTCGATTATAGGGCAGCGTTCCTAGACACCAACCTGAGCCAGCAATCCTACGAGGACCTTGTTACCGCCATCGAATCGGCGGGCACCAGCAATGGAGAGCTGGACATCACCGGCGGTAGCGCAACGACAACCGGCGCGGCGCAAACCGCTGTGGACGCACTGCGGGCGCGTGGCTGGGCAGTAACCACACCGGACGGGTACTAATTATGGCCGCTTACATTCGCAAACAACTGCGCATCCCGGCAGACATTCAAGACGCCGCGAACCGGGTGGCGGCAGTTTTCGACCCGGACAGTGGCGGCGCGGAGACGTTCGGCGTGTGCCGACTTGGCCCTAGTGAAGAAGGCCCGGTGACGCATTATCTGGCCAATACGCTGATTGACCCCGACTACCTGCCGCTGCTGGCTGACCCGGCCATGGCGCTGGCCGCGCTGAACCAGCTAGCCGACCTGCGCGACCGCGACCGGGTGACGCTTGAGGACGTAACGGCATTTTGCAACGGCGTGGAAATTGACCCGCCGGATGACCTGGAACGTGTGGGGGTGGGTGTGGCGCCCGCCGCATAG